TGGTTATGATATGAGTAAGCTCCTTCGCGCCCGCTCCGAATTCCCGTAAGGTCTACCCCTCCGGTACTACCTTTTGTTACCCATATCTTACCATCAGATGTAATTGTTACATCCCACTCAACATCAGCACCTGTAAACTTCCGTTCGGCAGCATCAAGTATTTTCATGACGCGCGGTTTATCAGAAAAATCAACATTTCCTATGTGCTTGGTCTCTCCTGCCTTGATATCGAGGCCGCCGGAACCTCTGCCAAACTTCAAAGACTCCTTCCAATCATCAAGACCTCCGCTGAATGTTCCGTCCGCTTTAGCATCAAGCCAATCGTTATAGGCTTTTTCATCTACCCACGGTGCTGTAGAGCATCGGCAGTGTGGATGCATTGGCGGTGCATTGTCTCCCGGCAAGAAATCTTTAACCTTAAAATGCTTACCGTTAAGGGCCGTACAAAACTCACAAGGATGTGGACCCAGTGCCATGAACTCGAACTCCTCAACACCGTTGCGATTATACTGCTGCATAGCCGCCTCTGTTCGGCAACGTTTAAGTTCTGTGTGTAACAGCCTCTTTGCCTCATATAATGACGAGCCGAATATCCGCTTAAACGCCCTATAATCTGGACGCTCACCGCGTATCATAGAAGCTAGAAGTGACTGCTCTAACTTCTGCTTTAGATATGAGTTATTAACCCATATCCTCTCGGAGAAGTGAGCGCTATGGAATGATGCATTAACGATAGCGTGAACTTGCTTATCGTTAACACCAATCGTATCACCCATGATACCCGCTTGCCTCTTTATTTCGGCAGCAGTGTTGCTATCGAGTTCCGAGGTGTAATACTTGTCGAGTGAATCTGATAGTGATGCGAGGTGTACTCCAATCATCGACTTTAGCATCTCAAGTCTATTGACCTTCATGGTCAGATTGTAAAGTCTCATTGCTTGGTTCGCTTCCGGGCTGAAATCCTTATCAGCAACTACCCTCTTTGCCAGTCTTTCGTATGCCTCTATATCGAGCTTGTCGACACGTTTCTTCGCCTCTGATATACTTATACCTTCCTTGGTGGCATAGCGACCGTAGAATGCATCTATCTCCTTCTGGATGTCAGCTAACGACTCCCTATACATCCTATCGACAACCTTATCGTACTTAGCCTCATCGGTGATGTTCCGCTTGCGCTGTTCCTCTTCTCGCTGTCTCCAGTACTCGCTAAGCTTCGTCGCCATCTCCTGCGCCTCCTAGGTTACCGAACATCTGACTCGCACTCTCTTCGTTCTCTGCCTTAATCTTCTCCAGCTCAGCTTTCGGATCATCAACGACCGATAGAGTTTTAAGCTGCGTCTCCTTAGAGGTGATGCCCTCAAGATTCTTTGCTGTCTCCGCCTCATCACCGAGGTTAGCCGGATAGTTCATCGTGAAGTGATAGTCTATCTTCGCCCACGCATCGCTCTTCATACCAGACAGAGGGTTAGAGAAGATGAGCTTGTATCTGCGGTTCATAGCAGACTGGAACTTAAGAGCCTTGAATGTCGCAAGATTCTGCATGGCTAGTAGCTTATACTTAAGTGCTACCCCCGACGCTTGCCCTGCGAAGTTCTCATCGGATATATTCGCTATCATCGATGTTGCAAATATGAGTTTCTCCAGTCTATCGAGTAGATTCTCCTGCGTGTCGTCAGCTTCTGGCTTTTGAAGAAAGTCAACATCAATCTTGTTGTCGCCAAAATTACCACTAAAGTTGATTATCCTGTTTCTGCGAATCTGGGGGATAGTCTTCTCATCAACTCGCGGGCCTAGAATCTTCATGTAAGCATCAGCGAAATAATCAACATCGTTAGCCTTCTCGCTGAGCGCCTTGTTGTATGCGTCAATCTGCGATAGCACTGATTCATACAGTCCCATACTCTCTGCATTCGCCCTATACTCTACTGCGGGCACTCCATCAAATCCGTGTATTACTGGATCATCATCCCACTTGATGCTTGGGTCTTTCGTGAAGTACTGAACATGTGTTGAATCAGACCATGACCCCCGCTCAATCTTGTTGCTATCCTTGTAATAGCGGATAAAAAATAGTGGCCGCTCAAGAATTGAGTCGTCCACTAAAAAGAATGATTGAAGAGGGCTAACTTCTGTATAGCATATTTCTGCATCTTCATCTACGTATAGCAGTTCGTGGTAATCACCGTGTATATCAGCGCCCTTAGCAAGTTCGAGGTTGTGATTATCCTCATCGTTGTATAGGCTTAATCTTCCCAGGTATTCGTCGATGTTGCTATCATCTGAATTAATCTTAATAGGGACACCGCAGAAGAATCCAACGAATGTGTCTGTTAGGTACTTCGCAAAATTTGCGGAAATCCTAACGTCGGGCTTGTAATCCTCTTTCTTCGGAGCACCGAAAATCTTGTATTTGTTCTCGTATGCGTCCTGCAGTACCCTATTCCTCTTGCTAACATCCTTCTTGTGTAGGTTAATGTACTTCGCCAACAGTTGTGGCGTCATAACTGTATCTCGTGATATCTTGTATCGCATTACAGCCCTCCTCTTACGCTGTTATATGTCATCTCGTCATCAACGATATGCGGTTCGATTCCGTACCTCATAGCATCCATTAAGTGGTTGAAGTCGTCTATCGGCTTATTGAGGCTCTTCCCGAACTTGTCCTTAGCCCAGGTATAGTTACTAATCTCAGTGAGGAAGTTCACGCACCTCGGATGTATGATAATCTCGAAGTCCTGGATAAACTGCACACCCGAGTTAACGGAGTCGCTACCCTTTTTAGAGCCCCGTACAGTCAGACCGTAGCCCCTTAGCTCGTCTATTGACTTAGGCTCTGCACAGTCAGCAACGATTGTATCCTTCGCATGTCCCATAGAGCTAACCCCTTGATATATTGCTCTGTTCGACAGCCCCTTTTTGTAGAACTCGTCGTACACCCATATCTTGCGTGCATCCGTGTCTATATAACCATCAAAAAAGGCAGCCGGGTCGTTCGTGTAACCGAAGTCTAGACCATAGGCTGACCTTATGTCGTAATTATTTTGTATTTCCTTGAGGGTAAACTCTTGCTCTCTCCAGTTCTCGTATACTAGACCCTCTACAACTCCCCAACCTCCGAGACCAGCGACCGCATATCTTCGAGGGTTGCGAACTCTCATACGTTCGAAAGTCCTCTTGTCGGCAACGTCTAGCCACTCATTGCATTGGTAGTTAGTCGTTAGCGCAAGTATGTCGGCATCCTCTACGTCGAAGAACCTTGACTTTAGCCAGTGCTTTTCATTCCACGGGTTGAAGGTCAGCGTTATCTGTTTGAAGAGGTTATCCGGCACAACACCTCTGATAGATTCGTCTATCATGTCAAAGTCGCCCTCTGTCATAACCTCGTATGCCTCTTCTATCCAGCACCAACATAGCACACCCTTACTTACCGCTACGGATGCAATCTTAAGCGGATCATCAAGTCCTCTGAACAGTATCTTTTGACCTGTAGGCTTATAAGTTGCCTCTAGCGGAGACATCTTGAAGTCCCACTTGTCTGTTACGCCTAACCTATTCACAGCCCACTGTAGGTCACTATAGCAACTATCCTGTAACGTTCTGAATACCTTACGCACAACAAGAGTGTTAGCTTCCGGATACCTCATCATTGAGGCGATAATCCACAGCGCCGTAGTCTTTGACTTCTTCGAGGCACGAGAGCCCTTAACGACTCTATATCGCCCTTTGAACCTCCAAAACTCACCGTAACCCTTACCGACTAGCTTCGGAATATCAATCCGTTTCTTACTCTTCGACGTCATCATATCCCACAAACTCGACTGCGATATTCCCGTCAACAGACACCTTGTCTGTAAAAGCACCGTAGCGTTTGCCGAGTAGTTCCGCAGCCCTAATTCGCTCCTTCTCGTTAGGCGGTTTATCAATTAGTCTCGCGCATGATACTCCATCGCCCTCTCCCTCGACAACAACCTCAGTTGCTGCAGTCTCTCCGCGCATAACTGCGGTGAGGTATTGGAGCACTTCTGTCTGATCCGCTATCTTAGCCGAGTTAATCGCCTCTAGCCTTTCATCGATATATGTTTTAATTGCAGTATTTTGTAGTAGTTTGAACGCATTGGTATTCGTATAATTATTGCTATATCCTGCCTTAATTGCTGCATCTGTAGCATTACCGCTGATGATGTACTCATCCGCGAAACGCTGCTGCTTTATTGTAAGTTTCAAGTACATCACCTCCTTTAAGGTACTAAAAAAGAGCCCCGAAGGACTCTCTTTATCGTAATTCACTTTTCATTGGACAAAAGGTTAATTCCTTTTCCCCATGCTTATTCCTTCTTTGGTCATAATACAATCTGTGGTGATAATCGATAAGGTAAACCTTAAATGTACACGCATTATATGTGCCTATAACCCTAAGGCCTTTATTAAGCCCAATTTGGTATATATCTTCGTCGCCCAAAAGTTGCCTAATAATTTCAGATACATCACATGACTTATCAAATTCGGAAAGAGCGCGCCCCACGCAGTTAATAAAGACAGCTCTTTCTTTCTCACCAATTACATGAAAATGCACAGTTGGGTCCGCAGTTATCTCATGATACTTCTTTTCTTTTAGCTTAGAGTTCAATTCCCTTATCTGCCTAAATTTATCAACAAATTCATTTTCCCCTTTTAGGTAGTTATTGAACTTACCGCCGCTTAGTTTCACTGAATAATATAAGGCCCCAAAGGAGAAATCAAACTTTAGCCCTTCTTCTTCTCCCGGCTCATTAGGATTCTTTACGTTGCTCTTACTGTCTTCGTTATTACTAACTTTTCTTTTTTTATTTTTGCATTTGCCCTTTTTTGACACGACGTTATGACACTCTCTCTATATAACATTTAAAAATGTCAGAATCCTTTATTTCATTGGTACATATCTCTACTGGAGAACAACCCTCTCTTGCTTTAATCCAAGGAGACTCCTGGTGAGTGATACTTTCAAGCTGATTACCCGTATACTTACCATATACATCCCAAACCTGTTCTAGTACATCTTTTATATCTGTTTCAAACTCAGGAACATCGCTTTTTTGAGGAATTATATCCCCTCCATGTTTTTTGTACTTATGATAAAGCTCAGGGATTACAGGTCCATGAACCCAAGCCTCTATTCGAGAATCAAATAATTTAATATCTAAATCATTCTCACTTTCGTTCATCAAAGTTAGAACCCATGCATAAGCATAATAAACTATCTTCTGGAGTTTCTTAGGGCTCATGCTATCTTTACCTAAAAACCAATCAGCCACATCAAAAACAGTCCTCTTTGTCATGACTCCCTTACCTCCTATTGTTTTGGTAAAGTGTATCACGTTTCAGGTACTTTTACCAATTGTTTTTTTATATCACAAAAGAAAACCCGACACCAAACGGTACCGGGCAAATCCTTATTAAGTTGACTTTATAAATGGCTTTGTTTTAAGCAGTGCCGCGAGGGTATATTCTCCCCCTCTCCAGCTTTGCTTGATTATACCATAAATCAGAGAACCTACTATAATCAACTATAATCAACTATAATTTTTTAAGAATTTCGCGATGTTTTTGGAAAATCCGTTGATTTGAATACCCAAATGTACTAGATACATCCTTCCACTCAAGCCCCACTATGTACCTGGCGTAAACAATATCGCGAAGAAACACATCGTCAAATGTCCTCATAAAATCATAAGCCTTACACACTAATGCATTAAGTTCTAGAAGATTGCTGTTAAGCTCTTGCTGCAAATCTACCGCAGCACACAGACACTCACTTGCCGAGTCGCACACACCCGATTGCACCTTCTCCTTGTACTCTATGGCGCCACCTTCCGCTTTGCTCTCATAAAGCTCTATACGCATCCTTGTACGTTTAATGTACTTACGTAGCTTTGGAATTCGCAGTAGCTCCTCTTTAGTTATCGCACTCATGGCTCTGCTCCTCTGCTATTCGTCTAAGCTGTCTAGCGATTTTATAGTCTTTGTAAAGATCCACAACTCTATCAGCGCACATAAGTTGCTTTAGCTGTTCGGTCATGATCTCGACGTCTGCTATCTCCTCAATAATTGCCTCGTCGTTCATCGAATCAATAGCCTCTATAAGTTCGCCTAGCTCCTCCTTGCACTTAACAAGTTGGTGCTTTAGCCCATAATGATTGGCGATATTCTTTAAATCCTGCATCCTCATTCTGCACCTCCTAACTGCTCTGCATATCGCTGAGCCTCTCGCAGTGTATCGAACCTAATCGACTTGTAGTCTCTCGCATATACGTAATGCCCTCTA